GTGTAGTTAAAGTATGAACCTAGCTACTGACAAAAGGCAACGCGACACGCCCTACTTACTAAGTCTGTCCTCTAGCAACAGCTCGTAAATCTTATCTACGCGTATCTCTATACGCTCAACGCGCCCTACAAGGTTATGCCCGCCGTTGCCGTCAGGCTTTAGCTCAGATAGGTAATACTTAACAAGGTGCCGCACAAGCCCAGCCATAAGCCCTGAAAGCGTAGCAATCCCCAAAGCTACCGCTATGTATGCCTGGGCCTGTGACACTTACTTAGCGCCTATCCCGAGTTGCTTTTCATTAGGTGCTATAGCTTTAAGTACTGGCCCAATTAGCCCAGCAAGAAAAGCATTAGCTAGTACTTTAGGATCTGTAATACCGCTAAGGTATAACGCACCCACGCAGGCAAGCGCCGCACGTAGGTAAGACAAGGCCGCAGCCTTTAGTTGCTCTTTCATTGTATTGCTCCTAAATGCCCCTTAGTTGACTTGTTTTAACACAGCTACAATATGGCTTGATGACGCCGTAATACCGTAGAGGCCCTCATTATCGCCTACAGGCACCTGCATTTTATCGCCATTATCTAACTTGTATCCGTTAGCTGTGGTTACGTTAGCATCGCCTAAATACACGGCGCCGCCGCCTAGATTATGTAGCCATACGGTTTGATCCATAATGTTAGCTGCTACTAATAAAGTGGCTGTAGTAGTTACTGTTACCTGTGCGCTAGTTGGCATTTTCTAATCCTAACTTAGTAATTAAAGCCGTGACCTTTTCAGGGCTTAGTGCTATCTCAAAGTGCATCTCATCTTTTCTAGTCCAATCTCCGCCCCAGGTTAGCCCGTACTTTTTAGCCAGGGCACGGATCATAGGTACCTTAGCTGCATCGAACGTGCCTACCTTGCCTAAAGGGTGTTTAGTTGCGTTAAGGTCTATAGCTGTGCCGCTTGCGTGGTTACTTAATTTGCCTACCACACCTCTTACGTCTCTGTAGGCATAGCCCCAATCGTCAAACGTGCCGCCTTCTATTGGCTCTATTAGCTCGTTAAACTCTTTAGCAAAGTTGATAAGCAAAGGCGCTACCTTTTCAGCACAGCGGATTTTTAGGTTTGTGCCCTCTACCTTAAAAGGCTTTACGCCTATCTCAGCCTGATCCTTAGATGCTGGCCAGCCGTTGTAGCTAGTCTGCATTAAAGCCCTAAAGCTGCTAAATCATCGAGAGTTAAACCCAACGCTTTTAGCTTTGCCTCAGCTACGTCTCTAGCAGCTTTTGCAATTTTGGCTGCTTCTAATTCTTCAGCTGTAGGCAAAGTACTTTTATGCTCGTTTGCTCGCCAAGCCAATTCTTCTGCCGTTAATTCGCGTGTAGTTGTCTCACCTGTTACAACGTCAGTAATAGTCATTATTTCGCTCATTAGTTTACGCTTCCTATAATTGTAATAAATCCAGCATCAAAGTTGCCAGCAGTTGCAGTAATTGTTACAGACGAAATTACGCTTGTTCCTATGTATCTAAAACCAAGATTTCGATTATACAACGACGCCGTAGTATTAGTTGTTTGTTCCATACCTGAGTGCACATAACCTGTTTTGATTCCAGTAGTATTTGCGCCTAAAATGTGTATTGCACCAGCAACATCTAAACTTGCTCCTGGCGGAACATCGCAGAAATCAACCGATGTTGTACCAGTTGCGCCATCTGTCATAAATCTATTTCCTGCACCCACAGTTGTTGGAAAACCTGATTGGCCACCACCACCAAAGAAGAAATAATTTGTACCAGTATCAGCATTAAAAGTGATTGTGTATTTTCCAGTTGTGCCGTTATTGCTTAAAGGCGCAATAAAAATCATTAGCTGGTTGTAACCGCTTAAACCGCTTGCGGTGTATGAAGTGCCTGTTCCCATTGAGGTACGGGATAAAACTGACACCCAAGACATACCACCCGCGGCCGCAGCCCACTTTAATCCTGTTGCCTCCGCCGAGTCTGCGGTGAGTACCGTGCCATTAGCTCCTACGGCTAAACGGCTAAAAGTATCGGCACCCGTGCCAGCTACTAGATCGCCTTTAGCATCTATAGCTGTAGCCATTGAGTTAGTAATAGTTACTGTGCCGCTTGTGCCGCCACCGCTAATACCTATGCCAGCCGTTACGCCTTCAATATCTCCAGTAGCACCTGAAGCTACCCACGCTGCACCGTCATAATACCAAAGGCCGTTAGTGTCTTTAGTAAAAGCAAACTGCCCCTCTTGTGGTGAGGTAATGGCTGCATCTCTTGCCGCCGTAGATGCAAAGACGTTAATACCTTGCATTAGGTAGCCGTTAGTGTCAGCTGCCGTGAGTACCTCGCCAGTAGTAAAGGTCTTAAAACCTAATCCAGCTGCCATAGTCCTAGCTCCTTAATAACTTAATACGCCGCTGTCAAGCAAACCGTATATGGATGAGTCTAATATAAAGCCGTCAATAATCGGCTCTAAAGTGGTAAGTGTTGTTTTCCAGCTGTTAGGCGTAATGCTTTGAGCTACGCCAAACACCTGCAAAGTCTTAGTTAGCGTTGATCCGCCAGGCTGGTTAGTTGTAATAGTTACAGGGTCAAAATAGTCCAGGTCTAGCGCTGCAATAATGCCTAAGTTGTAGTTATCGGTATAAAGGTCTAGCTGTATAGCATCGCATCTAATACTGGTCTCAGCTCTAGATGCAACGTATGCCTGTGCATAATCCAGGGCCACGGCATCGGTCTGCATTAGTAGGTTTTGCTGGTTGTAGCTATGCACAAAATACTTATCTATGCTGGCCTGATTTATGGCCGTTTGAGCTGTGCCTCCTGTACGGGTAACGCTGGCTGAGTTGTAAACTAGGGTATCGTCAAGGCGCCACACCGCATTAAAGTAGCTAATATCTGAGCCGTTATCGTTAAATACTGTAGGCGTAGCCCCTGTACTGCCAGCTGTAACAGCTCTATCTTGAAAGACAAACGAGCCAGCGGCATCTACATACAAGGCCCCGTACTCGCTAATCTCTACCGTTTGCATAGCTGCAAGGCTTGTGCGGGCTGTGCCTGGGTCTGCCTGCATTGTGGTTAAACCTGCATCTACGTCACGCATAGAGGCTGGCCAATCAATAGCATCTAACAAGGCGTTAATCCTTGCACCGCTAAGTTGACCCGCTGAGGTGCCAGCTACGGTACTAATCTGTGCGTTTTGCGCCAATCTAAAAGCATCTACCGCTTGGATAGTTGTATAAACCACGTCATTAGCGTTTTTAGGTGTAGTAGTCGTATAGCTAGTAATAAAGCCTGAAAAGATAGGGTAAGTAACCGCGCCGTATGTAGCCGTAATCTGCACTTTACGCATAGGTGTAAGTAAGTTGTAATACGGCCCGCTAGGGTTTTGCGGGTTAAAATCGCCGTTTTGGTCAACGATACGCAGCGATAGGGTGCCCGTTTGAAATTGGTCAGCCTGTGCGTTACGGCCTCTAATAGTTTGTATGCTGTCCACTACGTTCGATACGTCCACGATTACGCTGGCGCTATCTGCTAATACGTTAGTGCCTAAAATGCCAGTATCTAAAATCATAGCCTGAGCAAAGCTAGGGCCAGTACTAAAGTTAATAACAGCGTTTACTGTAGGTACTGTCATCCTGCTATGGCCCCTGCGTAGGTAGTTGTATAGCCTCGGCGCGCTATCTCATTAAGCGCGTTTTGCACGGCATCTACGATTACATCTTCGCTACCTACTACGCCAGCGTTTACGTTGACCGTGTAATTAGCCTCTACTGGTATTTGTCTGCCTGTGCCGCTTGTGCCTAAACCTACTGTTGAAGGCATCGAAGTGGAAGCCCCACCGTTAGAGTCAATCTTCATACCTACAAAAGGAGTAAAACCCTCAAAAGTGTCACCATTCCTTTGCCACCAATCTGTATCAGATTTTAATTCTGCGAATAAATCGGCAGTAGATTTGCTTAATGGTTGATCTGATACAAACTTCTCAAAAGGTGTAAGTGCTGTAGGAGTAGTAGTTTTTGCAGTAGTGCCTGATACTTTTGCTAGTAAATCTATCATTTCTTTAATTTTTGCTAAAGCCATATTTAGATTTTCTTGATCTATAAGGGATTTAGGTTTTAGGCTATCCAAAATTGTTTTAATACCTAGTAAAGTAAAATCTTGCTTCTGCAAAGCGCCTAATATCTTTAAGTCCTCGTTTAGCTTGGCCGTGGCCTTTTCTATTGCTGCCGTATCCTTTGAGGCAATAGCATCCTCTAAGGCGGCTATATCTTGCTTAATCTTTAGGCGTTGTACATCATTAGCTATAGCTAATATCTGTGCGCCAGTAGTTGCCTTACCTAAAGCCTCAGCCTGGCCAATTAGAGCTGCATTAAGTTGGATTTTATCCATATCAAAAACGGATGTGCCCTTGCCTAAAGCTAGGTTTGCTGCCGCTGTTGCTTTGTCTAAAGCGGCTGTTTCTTTTTTAGATTTAGCTAAAGCCGCTGCCGCTGCAGCTTGTTTTTTTAATTCTGCAGCAATTTTTTTAGCTGCAGCAAGGGCTAACGCATCTTGTGCTTTTTTACCTTGGTATGAGCTAGGCATACCTGCGTTAGGAGATTTACTTATAGCCCTTGCTTTATCTTGGGCCTCAAACTCTGCAAAAGCTTTGTTAAGATCGCCAAACATATTAAAGGCACCGCTGCCAGTAATTATGTCTAATACTCGTGCAAAACGTGCAGCATAAATAATGGCAGTACCTATAGCACTACTCATAGATTCTATAAGGCTAAGAGTTTTAGGTAGTCCACCTTCACCGCCTAGAATCGCAAGGGCATCTACTAAATCTTTGCCTAGTGTTTCCGCTACGTTTGCACCCGCTACGGTTAACTTGTCTAACGATCCTGCGTAAGAGTCAGCTGCTATCTGCGCTTGGCCACTACTAACCTTAGCTACCTGGGCTAAAATCTCCTCAAAGCTCATAGCTGCTAGCTCAGCTTTAGTCAGGCCTAGCTGGTACTTCATTAAGCCGCGAGTATTGCCCTGGTAGGCTTTTGATAAATCTGCCGACACGCTCACAACGTCAACGCCACTCATCGCGCTAAGGTCAAGGGCTGTGCGTAGTAAATCCTGTGACTTAATATAATCGCCCGTACTGGTCAGTAACATTTGATAGGCAGGGCGTAACTTGTCATCGAGTACGCCCGTTTGGCGCTCTAAGTCAGATATAAACTTTTTAACGGCTGGGTCAGCAAAGGCTAAGCCTAAATTATTAAGAGTTTTGCTCAGTACCTTAGCGGCTTTGTCATCGGCTGCAAAAGCCTTAACGGCCTGCATCGCACCTCTAGCGCCAAAGGCTAAACCAAAAGCCCCAGCTAAACCTTTTACGCTTTTAGTAAGTGTCTTAGTAGCTGTCTCTGCCTTACTAAATGCCTTTTTGCCTGTGTACTCGGCGGCTATATTTATTACTACTGAAGGATCAACAGCCATTACTTAACCCCCATAGCATTATAAAACTTAATCTTTGAGTTTTCTATAGCCTTTAATACAGCGGCGTTAGTCTTGCCGCCGTCATTGGCCCAAGCTCTAAAGATTGCACGGCCTCGCATTTTACGAGATCGTTTGCCTGCGCCAGTTTGGTTATTGGCATCTACTATCTGACCGTCCGCGTTTATAGCATCTATAAATTGTTTACCTGCATACGGGTTTGCGCTGCGGCCTTCATTTTTATTACCTGAGCGCACCATTTTGCCAAAATCTTTGTGGCCAGGATACACAACAGGTTTTAAGCCTGCCTGATCTCTGCCCTGAGGATTAAGGCGCCCCGCTGTCTCATAGATTGCACCTGCGGCGCTGTTGTTTACTATACGAGCTACAGCTCTAAAACCTTGATTATTAGGCCTTGAAGGTGAGGTTTTATAACCTATGCCGCCT